TTACCATTAATGTTATACAGACCAGTAGCACCTAGGTGCTGAATTTCATGTAGACGTACGTTCCAAATAGAACCCATACCAGCAGCCTGGAAAATCTCACGGCGTGTTACAGGGTCAATATCAGTATCTGTCCACTCACGGATATCGGCAGCATCTTCTGGAGACACATACAGATCTGTGAGGGTACGACCGATGCGTTTGAAACCTACGATCATCTTATTGATGAGCTCTTTAGAAAGGTAACCGGCACCAGTGGAGCTAGGTGCGATCTCATAAATAGGAGCTGGGCGGGAGCCAAGGAGGCCCTTACCAGTGAAAGAAGATGTAGCAGCAGGCATAATTACACGCCAACCACACTCTTCCTCGTAATTTGCGAGGTCTTTAGCTGCACGAGCGGCTGCTCTCTGAGCAATGTCGATACGGGAGTCGCGAGCGTACGTAATCTTCCAGTCGGCGGATGCGTCGATCGTGAAAGTAGGTACGTAAACTTCTTCTCCGATACCTTCGATAAAGTTCTGTGCTACGTAACCAAGTCCAGGAAGAACCCATACCGGGATCTCGAAGTCTTCGGCTACAGGGTACACAGCTTGAGCACCTGGGGCCAATCTCTCAACTGCAAAAAGCTGACGCATGATAGATTCAAGTTCAATCTTCTGCAGGATTGGAGTTGTTAGGGCTGCTGCAAACGCACGGTAAGCGGCAAGACCTTCAGGTGTATGAATGTTAGCTGTTTCGCGAAACAGCTCTTGCATTTCTTTGAGTTCCATAATTTACAACTCCTCCTAAATAGTAGTGGATGCACTATAATGTGCTTTAATCCATATTATTTAAATTATTATACTAACAGTTTAACTCTGATTGGATACAGAGTGGTGTTGTTAATAGTGGCCGTACATTTAGCCAAGCTAGCACCCTTAACAACGCGGGCTACACTCACTGTGGAGCAACGTTCACCAGCAGTATCAGTACTATCAGAATTTACGGTGCTATTCGTGAGTTTAGCTTCGTCTGCAGCTGGGTATAAGGCGGCTCCAGGAGCCATTTTGACGGATGGTGTAGCACCACCTGTACATGTGTAATGTACTGTGTCCCAAATACCTAAGTGAGCAACACCAACAGGAACAGATTTGGTTCCTGTGATATTACCAGAAGCATCATATAAAGGCTGTGCAATAGCATCACTAGAGCCTAGATCGCCAGGCATATAGAAGCCGGCGGGATGTACTTGATGATAACCAGTTTTAACCTTCTGCATAGATAAACCAAAAGGTAGTTCGGTAACACCGTGAGCCATCTTCTTAACTACAGGCTCCTCATTTGTTGCAGCAGGATCAAGATAAACAACAGAACCTGCGTAGGCGATAACTCCCCCGATTCCGGCTGCTCCAGTACCAGTCTGAGATGCATAGCTGCAAAACTGGTTTTCTACGACAGGATGTCTTGGAATAAACATATCCTTTTTCCTCCTATAAATCTATTATTATTCAGATTTGTTCCATTTCTTTGCCATTCTCTCAGCAAGTGCTTTTCCAAAATCTTGATATCTCTTGGTAACATCTTTGCTGGGAACGCTCTCAAAATTTAGAGCAGCGGCAGCAGCCTGGCCGGGAGTAATATTCGCCGGGGCTGGTGTTTCGTCTTCATTATCTTCAGAAGCATTTTCAGAATCATCAGAATCTTCAGACTCAGAAGCATCTTCAGAATCAGAGCATTTTTCTTTCATGTTCTTGCCCTTTTTCTTTTTCTTCATGTCATCTTCCATGTCTTCTTCTTCGTCATCTTTCTTCGTCATCTTCTTGGCTTCTTCTTCGGCTTTTTTAGCCTCTTCCTCCGCCTTTGCATCGGCTTCAGCTTTTGCTTTGTTAAGCTCAGCGATAACTGATTCTCTGATAGATACTAATTCATCTTTGTAAGACGCAAAGTCCTCATCGTTCATTTCCCTAACTTTTGCCGTCTGAGTTTCTCTATCAGAATTAGCGACGCCAGCGTCTTCTAATTCAGCCATTCTTGTTTCAGCTGCCCTGTCCTTCTTCATGTCCTCAAGGGCCTGTGTAATGGAAGCAAGTTCGTCTTTTGTTTTGGTAAGCTCTTCATTAGCTGCCTCTAGCTTGTCGTTGAGCTCTGTGTTTGCGGACTCACTTTCAGATAGTTTCTCTTCTAAAGAAGCTGCTTCTTCTGTCTTATTTTCGAGAGAAGAAGTAAGTTCAGAGATAGTATTAGCAGAATCTTCGAGGGCTTTTTCCGTACTCTTGCGAATCTCGGCTTCCTCTTTTTGATTCCAGAAACTAGCTACCAACTCTTGAACCTGGATTTTTAGATCATCTCTATCCATAGGTTAAGTTTCCTCCTATAAAATTTAATACGTATCGTTAACTTAACCGACCTGAAATATTAAGTTAGAGTTAACACCCTTCTCCTTTAACCTATAATTTTATAGATTAAACTATTAAGGTAATGATTGGACTGCACCTGTATTACCTCTACAGAACAGACCTTCAACTTCAATTTCACCGCCCAGCATGAACATAAGAGCGATGTCAGTGTCACCAGAAGCGGCAGCACTAGATTTTACAGTGATGGTGTTGGCGTCTGTATCTTTATCAATTGTAAGATAGCCAAGAGCACCTTCGGGAGTAGCTGTAACAGTGGCGTAAGAGGCTAGGGCATAACCGTGCCATTTAATACCAGAAGCTACAACAACTTCAGTTTCACCATCAGGCATAACAGCTGTGCTTGCCCACACAAACGGATATGCATGATTGTTTCCCAAGTTTCTGTAAATAACTTTTGCGTGATCGTCACCATTGATACGAGTAAGCTTGGGCATACTCTTAAGTGTACCAACTTGACCTTGACCTAAACTAGGCATAATTTAAATCCTCCTATCGTGATTGAGTTTTAACTGCCTCACGTAAAGCAGCTTTTAAACCATCTAAAAGCTCCTTGCGTCTATCCTGAACTTTATGTTTAGAGGCGAGCTCTTCCATAAAAGCCCTCGCAAACCGTCTAACGGCCTGATTACGCAAGCAGTCAGGGTCGGTTGTATCTCTACTAAAAGAGGTACAACCTTGCTCGAAAGCCGAGCAATAATTTTCAGCAACCGTGGCACCAGATTTATCGTAAACGTATCTTTTAAAGTTTACACAAATTCCAGTAGTGTCATCCATCATTCCGTCACGTGCTTCTTCCATCACATCTGTAACAGCATCCTCTGTATCTTTAGAGGTTAGATTATTATTAGCGTTTTCTGCGTCATGTAATTCGTCGTAATTTAAGACTATTACATCTGTGTCAGACTGTTCTTTAATTTTGTTTTTAGCTGTTTCCATTATGACAGAAGGAGGGTTGGCGGGGTTTTTGACGATACCACAACCGGAAAAACAAATGCCGCGTAACACTCTAGCAATATGTCCTTCGGCTATTTCTTTTCCCTTCTTTATTACTTTTGCTGTTTTACCTAAAATGTCGTCACTTGCAGAGGCGAGGCCGAGAGCGTCAGCGGATTTCCTGTCTATAATTAGTTCGCCGATCTTAACATCAAAATCAGTGTAATAACACTCCATACTGACTTTCCATTTATTATCAGCAACCTCTTGTGCTATATTAGGAAATCTGTTTTTGTAGATGATGCCAGCGATAGCTACGTGCATTTCTTCAGCATCCAGACTTGCTGTCTCTTTAGATGCTAATTCTTTTACCTCAAGCTTTTCACCTTCTTTAGTCATGAAGGCACGCTCATAGATGTGTCCTATGATTTCATCTTCGCTGTGCTCAACGTCCAGAGCCTTGTTAATAATAGTTCCTTCGGCTGCGACTAACTCGGATCCAAGAAAATAAGCGTGATTTAAGTTTTCACCTGAAGAAACAAATATAGCCGAGAAATATAAAAGATCTGGCTGTTTGTCTCCTACAGGCGGTAGCTCAATTACTTTGGAAGCCTTTTCTTTGCGAGCCTCAGTCTCCTTATCAACCTTAATATCGGCTTCAATAAAAAATTTATTCTCGCTCACGTCTACCCCCTAAATATCTAATCTTGGTAGCTTCTTCAACAAATTTAACATAGTCCTCATCAGATAAGACCGAACGGGCACCGTCTAAAACACAGGCATATTCTGTAGCTGTCATATCAGCAACCATTCTTAAATCAATTGATGCTGCCTGTTTAACTTGTTGATTTTTTTTCTGTTGGTTTGGAGACGTATCTGATTTTTTGGGTTTAGTCTTGGTTTTAGTATCCGTTTTTTTCTGCGTGCCCTTGGGTGGACCGGAGGAAGGTGTGCCTGAAGGAACTGGTCCTGCTTGGCCGGCTGCCTTGGCTTGTTGCCAGGGCGATCCCAGAATACCAAACGTACCGTCTTCTACAAGTGGCATTTCCTCTGTCATGTTACGCAATTCATTCGGATAATCGAAACCTAAAGCCTCTAAAGATGTTCTATAGCTCAGCATACGTCTGTCAACCAACTGTGCTAGAGTATTCATGTAAAGGATGGTGTCTAGTAGTATACCATCATCCCATCTTACTTTTGGAAAACGTTCAAATCCCATAGCCTCAGCTATTTGTTGGTACTCACGATAAATCCATCGTGTAACCTCTCTACGAGCATAATTAATTTCTTCTGTCAAACCTTTAATCAGAAGGTCTACTTCGGCGGAATTAAGATCACCACCACCATCAATTAGAGCTCTGGAAATAGCAAGACCGGTTGTAAGATCGTCGTTTACCTGGTCGTATTTAGCCTGTCCCAAAATTTTATCTATCTCAGGAGAAACTATTTTTTCTACGCTTAATGTATGATTCCACACCACGTCAAACGACTTGCTTGGTGTGTTAAATAACTGTGCAACGGCCTCAAGCTCAGCTTGGCCTGTTACAGGGTATTCATCATTACCAATTGTTATTTTTAAAATGTAATTTGTAATACCGTCTAGTGTACTTAAATCTGCTTGTTTTAAAGAGTTCTTGTATTCTATTGTATCAAAAATCTTTAAAGTTCTGGGACGAGCATAATGCTCATAAGGCATCTTTTTGTAATTAACGTGTCCTACTAAACGTTCGTCTAGTTGATACTCACCACCCTTCTCCGCAGCTGCTTTAAGGTCAGAAGGTAAAGATTTTATAAGTTCTTTCTCTTGCTCCGTTAGCTTAGAACCTTCTTTCTTTAGTAAATCGCTTAACTCTGTGGGAAGTGTAATTTTAGTAGAAACGTTGTTGAATAGAAGGTTACCTTCTATAGTAACCAAAGTAGGATTAAGTACTGTGTATGCTACAGGTAAATGCCCTTTAGACCAAATCTTTTTTGCTGCACCAGTTTCTTTTCCAGATGCCTTTTTGGTCGAGGTTTTCTGACCTGGAATAGGTGAGAGATAAGATACACGTG